ATGAAAATCAGATTTTACTTAGATACTAAAACTACACTAAAGACTACAGGAGAGCATCCGTTAAGACTTTATATATATATTTCTGCTAAAGATAGAAAATATCCTTTTACACAATATTCTTCATTAGTAAAAGATTGGGACTTCAAAAAAGAAATGCCTAAAAAAAGTCATCCTTTATATATTGCTATTTCAGATTTTCTATTAGAAAAAGACAGAAAGATTCTAAATCTTATAAATTCAAGAGATAAAAGAACTGCTCCGGAAATAGAAAGCATTATTCTTGGAAAAGAAACATCAGATAGTGTTTATGACTTTTGGGATGTAAGGATTAAAGAATTAGAAATCCATCGGGATAATACTTCTAAAACAGATATTAAGACCGGAGGAACAGCTACTAAGTATACTGACAATTTAAATGTTTTTAAATCCTATAAAAAGACTCTTAAGTTTTCAGAAATAGATTATAACTTTTTATATAAATTTAGATTAGAAAAGTCTAAAAAATGTAAAGATGGAGGCATAAATGCTTACATAGCAAATCTTAGAGCTGTATATAACCAAGCTGTAAAAAGAGGGATATATAAACCTGAAACTTCAGTTAGCCCTTTTCATGGAATTAAAACTTCAAGCAAAAATACTAAAGACAAATATTTATCTCTTAAGGAAATGAAAATTATAGCTGGCAATCAAGTAGATCATAATTACTATAGATATTTTATGCTTTGTTTTTACTTGGGGGGGCTAGATTTTATTGATATTGCCTCTTTAAAAAAAGAACACATTAAAGATAATCGAGTTAAATTTATCCGTTTTAAAGGAAATACTCAGGAAGTTATTGATAACTATATTTTTGAAGAAGCTCAGGAAATTATTGATTATTTTGATGAACCTGGATCAGAATTCATAACACCAATTCATAAATACGTTTACAAGCCTTATAGGCAAAAATATATTGATGGATTTAGAAAAATAGCTGAAGATCTTAAAATTAAAACAGAAACCTTCTCTAAGTCACCCAGATATTCTTTTATAAATATCGGAGGAAAGGAATTGTACTTGAATAGAGATATAATAAAAGAGATAACAGGACATGCACAGAATGATACGCATTCAATTTATGAGGGCCGATTTCCAGATCATATAAAAGATAAAGTTCACAAAGAAATAATTGATTCAATTAAGGCGTCTAAAATCTGACGCCTTATATAATCATTTTTTATTTTGGCGTTCTTGGCTTGAATCCCTTCTTATCCATTCAACCCCCTCAATAGGATGATCCTTTGTCAGTATCAAATCCGGTTTTATTGGTTTTGCTAATACTATTTGTGTTTCTTGTTTTTTACCCACGGGAATGCCTCTTAAAACAAGCTCAAATGTAACTTGCTCACCTACATTTAGGAATCCGGTCCTAAATGCAAGTTTATTATACGCGTAAATATCCAGCTCTTGATTTTTTTCAAAAGACCTTATCCTGATGATTCTTTCTGTTAAATCATCCTTTTCTGACTCTTCAAAGATTTTAAAAACGATTCCGGAAATTTGCATAATTAAATTTACAATTATTACAGCAAAGCAAAACCCGCATGGCGACAGAACTTGACGCATTAAAAAGTTATCCACATAAAAATCCCCGGACTATGCCAGGGATGAAAAACTAATTAAACTCAATTTATGTTGAGAATGATATTGTAAATATAATGTTTTAAATAAAAAATCCCCGGAAAACCGAGGATAAAAACTAATAACCATGAAAACTCAAATTAATGAGTTCTTAATTTATATTTTGAAGCCATTTAATACAGCCTTTCAATTCCTTGATCTTCACCTGAGTCTCTTTAATTTGTTCATGAATTATATTGCCCTGACTACGTAATTCTCTATTGACATAATCAGATTGTAAATCAAGTTTTCTATTTTCATAATGCTCTAATAAATCCTGAATGTTAAAAATTGTTTTCTCCTTCATCTTATTATATTTTATGGAGGTTAATCTTGAAAAAATTTAGGGTTTATCTTCTTAATAATATCTTCTGCATCTGCCTTATATCTTGTCCCTTTTGCCATTATCCATAAAGCGAATGTTAGTACATCTAATTTATTTGTTCTTTCATCATATGCATCTCCAACTGCTTCAGCCATTTTCTCTGATTTTGTTTTTTTAGCTCCCATACTCTACACTTTTATTCCTATAGCCTCTAAAGCGGAAGGGGTTAATGTTAAATCAAACTTTATTAAATCTTCAACTTTCAAATTATTTTTGCCATCAAAATATTGTTTTTCAATTTCTCCAGTCCAATATGTAAGTTCAGTGTAAATTCGCATAAATTTTTCGCCTGATACCAAATCAATAAGATTTCTTTTAGTTGCTTTATATGGCGTTTTATTAACTCGCAGTACTCCTTTGAGTAAAACCTTATCATTCGCTTCATAATATTCATCAATTTCTTCCTGAGCACTTACATTTACAGGCATTCCCATGCATCCGCAATCAGAACTTGTGCAGCAAAATTGTAAAGGCTCCAACACAACCCCATGTTTATCAACAGGCACAAACATTCCCAGCGTCAATGGCTGTTTTAGAAATTCTGCATAATTGAAAATTAATTTCAACGGTTTTACATAGTCTGTCTCAGACGTCGTTTTTCTTTTTTGTTCCAGAATAAAGTCCGAAAGGGGGATTAATTTCATAGGTTAAGCTTTTAATAATTCTGGGTTTTCATGAATATTTCCAACCACTTCAATAAGTGAGTTTATTTCATCATAAATGCCCTGTTCAATAAGACTCTGATTCATCGTTGCGAATGGTATGAATTCAGTAAATGTTTTTTCTCTATCATCTGTAACGCCAACTACTCCAAACGATCCTGATTGAAAAATGACCTTTCTTAATGCACGGCTTCCAACATAAAACTTAAAAATATCTCCGTCGTAAATTTCAACTCCGTTTTTGTCTTTTTCGCCAATGTATTGTTGTGGGTTAATGCTTTCGTTTTTATTTAGATAATCGTATAGATTGGCTGATCGTATGCTAATCCATGGGATAAAAAGAAATTCTTTTACATCCCAAAATCTGAATTTTATTTCTTTCATGACTATTTTGTTTATGTTTCTTTTGCAAATATAGTAGAATTATTTTGCATATTAAAATATTTTGCAATTATTTACGCCTTATTTTGTACTTTTGATGTAGAATTGTCGTATGAATAAAAAGTTATCGAACATATATGTTGTTATTTTTGAGGAAAAAGTGATTGCAATTGAAACCAATCTGCAAAAGTTTTACGACTCATTCCCCGCCGAACTTAAGAGTAAAAAGGCTTATGATTATTTTTACAGAGAATTCAAAAAGTCGTCATATTTCAAATTTAAACTAGACAACAGATATTCACTACAGAAAATACCGCTTAATCAGGAAGTGCTTACCAAATAAAAAACCTCCCAGGGCACCAGAAGGTTAAAAAAGTGTTGATAGAAATAAATTATTCGAGACTCTAATATATACAAATTTATGTAGCCGATTTATGACTGTAGTCATAATTCTACGGGAATCCGTAATGCGTGTGTTTTAATTGTTTGTATATTGGCCCCTTAACAATTAAAAATTAGATCATGACACAAAATTTCACAGAAGCAGATTGGCAGCAGGATGCTGATGATTTTAAAATTGACATTACAATTGACCACTCTGAAGACAAACCAATTGTACAAACCTATATGATTAAAGATGGCTCAACCCATCAAGTTATTGGAGGTGTTGAAATTATTGAAAATGCAGTACGAATAACGTCAGGACGACCATATAATGGATTTGTTGTAATAAAATAGCAATAACCCCACCTAACAGTGGGGAATTTTTATTTCGCAAAGAACAAATCAGCTTCCGCCTTTCTTCTTCGGATTAGCCCGTTCAAAACTTTTACTCCGGCTGTAATATATTTTGTAGTGAACCACTTTCTGATCTCATCTTCCTCTGCTTTTTTATTGATTAAAGAAAACAAACCATCTGATCCTCCTGTGTTATAAGCGTGAGATACTAAAGCATCAAATTGATTCTGAGTCAAAGCCACTTTCACTTTAGAACTTACAACCTTCTCATAAGTTGGCAATACTAACGCAAAGAGTTCCGCGCCTTTTTCTTTCGTAATAGTCGTATCTTTCATTGTTACCTTTTTACCTCCCGGATAATAAGTGTTTCCATAGCCAATGGTTGGAATCCCTGCAGAGTCCAGATAAGGCTTAGCGCTGAACCCTTCGAATGACAATATTAAGTCTATTCCTTTTTGTGATGTTTTCATTTCTTAAGTATTTCGTCAATTATTATTTTCCCGCAGAACCCGGTTTCGGCACCCAATGTGTAAAGTGTTATTTTGAATAGGATGTCGATCATAGCCTGATTAAATTGTAAGAAATACCTAATCCAAGGCCCGGATAAAATTGATTTACTCCTGGCACATAATAATAACCTGCCTGAATTCCAAAACCTATTTTTTTAGGTTTTATATCTATCCTCTTTTTGAAATGTTCGACACCATTAATCTTCATGTTTCTATCTGGAGAAGAAATATCGATGTACGTTTTATCGGGTCCTAAAAGCCATTTTCTTTCATTGTACTTAACAACGTCAACGACTGCATTGTATTTATAATTTACAGTACTGTCAGCCGTATTGGAAACGATCTGCATATATTTATTTTCATAATAAATACGGTCCTTTTCCCTTTGTTCCTTACTTGCTTTTAATTGTCCTTCTAAAATGAATTTAGCCCTTGTTAATTCGTCTATCTTTTCAGTAGCAATATTAAGAGCTGGAGCTAAAGTATCCTGAACATAAGTGTTATAGTTTTTAGTAACATGATTCTGAATTAAATCACCTTCTTTTTCTTCAAATTTTCCATGCAGGGTGCTATCAATTCGATTCATCCACGTATACAAAGCAATGCTATCACTTTTATGCTTTGAGTCTTCAACAATTCTGTCGTTTTTACTTAAAGTAAACCATCCCGTAAAAAGGTTTGCGGCTAAAACTAAAACTGCCAAAACCAAAATCGCTATAAATGTATTCTTTTTCATTTTGCTTGATTTAAAATTATTTTGGCCTGTTCTTGAGTTTTTTCCCGAAGGGTGCTATCTGCTTTTTTTATAGTCTCTTTCTCAATATATCCGGCCTTTTTTAATAACTGATCTTTCAAAGCGTCTTTTTCCCATTTCTCTTTCTCATACAATCCTTTCCAGTACTCTTCTGAATCATTATTTTTATTGATATTTATGAAGTAGGTGATCCAAAACATAACAAAGAAAACTGCAGCAACGAATGCGATAGGATTCTTTGTGATAAGCTGCTGAATCCGTCCGATTTGATTAGTATTTGGATCTGCCATTTCATTATAAGGATTCTAAAAATGTTTGTATTTTATTAGCGAAAACTTTATGTCCATCGCGATTAGGGTGTAAGCCAATATTATCAAAGTAAGCCGCTTTAACTTCTGGAATATCCGGAGTAAGACCACAACTACTATTAAGGTCCAGAACGGGCAATCCGTAAATCTTTGCAATTTCCTTAATCGCATCAACATACGGAAGTAAATAAGAGTTCCCCTCTCGTTGAATCGGCGTTATAATACCTATTTTTCTTCCAAGATATTTTTTTATTAATCCTTTAAATGTAACGTTCAAAGCACCTTTAAAAGTAACATTAGTGGTATCAGAATTAGTTCCAATTGGAGTCCCGGCAGTTACATCGTTGACACCTGCATGCACGGTAATAATATCAAGGTCATTAGCCATGTTTACATATGCTTCTGATATTACCATCGTTTGACCCGATTTAGGTGCATAACTAGCGCCATCTACCGCGTAATTAAATGTTTCACAATTTGACTGAGATGGAATAATTACCTTGTATCCGACTCCGAAATTCGCAATAGAATCTCCTATATTCCCCCATTTTTTGCCTCTTATTGGCGAGCACAAGGGGCGCAATTGTTCTGCAGGTAATTCTGATACAATATTAGCCAGTTCGTAAGGAATGAAGTCAACAGGATTTTGGGTAGTTTCGTAAATCATGGAATCAGGCATTAATGCAGATGCAGGTATTGCAACCCGCATGAAATAGACGCCGTTAGGAATTAAAAAATTCCCACCAACTCCAGTAACTAACTGAAAATTTCCCTTGTTCTGATCAAAATATCCAGAGTCCCAACTTCCAGGTGCTATATATCTTTTTCCCGGCGTTACAGGAATATAATCAGTCAATTTTGCGCCTGCATTAGGATCGATAGATCCATCTGCTCGCATAAAACCATTAATGAGTTTACTTGTATCAAGCAGGTTAAGATGTTTCTCACGTAATGCTAATTGATTTTCTCTTACAGTACTTACAATTAGTGATTTAAAGTTTTCATCTTTATAGTCAATTACATTATCTCCGTATGGTACATATTGAGGCGGATAAGGTATGTTTTTAACAATCATAAGACTATCCTTATATCCTATTTGAGCGTCTGTTCTTACGAACGCAATTAGAGGATCATTAGGTATTGTAAACTCTTCGCCTGCCCCCGGAACAGTATCATATATTATTAAATTTTGATTGGCATCATAACACGCCCAATTAATGTATGTTTGCGTTCTTATAACATCCCCTGAAACAACTGGAATATAGTCAGAAGTTAAATAACTCGTGTTAGGCGAAAAAACACCGTTATTTAGATAACCAATAGAAATTGCGTTTTTATCGAAAAGGTTTATTTCATCTTCTTTAAGAAATGAAGTTTGTTTTGGTGGTATAATTTGACTTTTAAAATAAGTAGAAACACTTTTGCCCGTTTCTGCCTTATCTATAGAATCAGGATCTAAAGCACTCATATTATAATCAACTTCAGGCAGTTTAATTATTTCTTTCTTGGCTACTCCATTTGTTACCCAAATCTGAACTATACTATCTTTAAAATCATCTTCAGTAATGATTATAAATTGATTATTTTCATCTTTAAAATTAGTATAGGTACCCGCTACTTTTACTTCCCACTTTTCAAATAGTGCAGGATCGCCTGGCGCCCAAGGTGTTGGTGAACTTGTTGGAGTTGCTTCACCCTTAGAATCTGACGCAATCATTGCTGGAATTTCATTTACAGCATCAGCTGTTTTTAGTAAAAATTGTTTTACTGTATTGAATTCTGAAGCAAAATGCTTATCTCCAAATGCCTTATTAGGCATATCTTGTATCGGTTTTTTATCAATCATCATAATTCCACTTTGTTATATTTCTTCCGATAGGATTTCTATTTTGAATTTCGTTGTTATTGTTTATACCCCCGCATCCGCAATTTTTACAATTGAATTGGATGCAATCTTTTATTTGTTCTTCATCTTTTACTGTACATAAATAATCCTTAACCATATCCAGGTAAATCTCAGCGTTTTTATAGTGCTCATTCATTATTGATTTAAGTTCGTTAATTGGTGCAGCAACACTATCTTGATTAATCTTTTGAACGACCCCTACTGCAGTATCCACATATCCATGTCTAAAGATGTAAGCTGCATAACTAGCATGAATAATAACCCTTTTTAATCCAAAATGAACCTTTAGCTTTCCTGCACATTGATACTCAGATCCACACCAAATCTTTTTAATTAATTCGTTTTCCGGATCTGAATTAATTTTGCTTATTAGACAATACCCTATTTTTGGGATTAGCCATAAGTTAGTTTGCTCTCTGATAAATACACATAACTGCTCCCAATCACAATGTTTCGCAACTTGTCCAATGCATTCAAAATCACTTTTGGAAATTAAATTTGCCTCTATGTTACAAAGTGGGGTCATCTACTTTATTTTTAGGTTGTCCAATCATTTTCTCAGCGAGATCAGCACTAATTCCATAGATTTCTTTAATGATCTCAATCGCGGATTCTCTTTGAGTAAATCCTTCACTTACACTCTTCTGAAGTTCAATTAGGGCCGATACTCCACCAACAGAGCCTTTTAACTCGGCTTGTGATTTCAATCTTAATTCCTCTCCAACATCACTAGAAACTTCTTCTTCGATAATTGGAATGATCTTAAATTCAACACTAAATATCTTTTTAAAAAGGTCTTCAATTTCATATCTAATAAAGGCTGTCTCATTGTTGTAAATTTTAGTGGCTTCTTTGATAGCTTCACCTGAATTTCCAAATATTCCACCGTCTTTATCATCAATAATAATCTTCGGTATTTGAAGATAACAGCTTCGAATATTATCTTTAATATCCTCCAGAACTTCCTTAAATTTTTTAGGATCATATGATGATTGAACAGTTTCAATAGCAATTGTGCTCTTAATATCTTCAACCTGAAATGGGGTATTGATGTGATATACGCCTCCAGCATTTTCAGCGCCTAGCCAATCGTAAAAGTCTTTTTGAAATTCCTTCTCAGAGTCTGGATCTAAACCATTCGTTATAAGAAGTGTTTTATCGATGAATCCTAAACGAATATTGTTATTGTGATATAAACTCATTCTGAATTCAGAATCCGCATCATTCATTCCCTGGGCATTTAACCACCCGTGAGAATATTCTTTATTTTTATCATCTAGTGAATAATACAGAACCTGGCCACGGTAATTGCGTATTTGAGTTTTTAAATCGCTTTTTGGACTGTCTTTTTCTCGTTGATCCTTTATACTCGATGGATTGTAAGGGTAAAACCATTTACTTTTTTTATTTTTCCTCTCGGTAATAAAACTAAATCTTCTTTCAATTTTAGACCAATCTCTATAAACGATTATTCCTTCATTTCCATAGTCATCTTCCTTAACCTTTCGGCATTTTTTGTATTCTAAAACATCAAAGTAATTTACTTTACCTTCTATATCGTAGTTAACATGAATATATACTCCTTTATGTGTTTTTAACGAAGAAACAACATCTAATAAACATCTGTTAAGGGTTATTTTTTTTCCTTTTCTTGTGTTTATTTCAGCTGCAAAATTGTTTAAAAAACCTTTTCCGAAAATAAAATTACCAAGTTTATTAGAGCAACTTAATGCAGTAACAGAATTATGCTCGATTGCCTCAAGCCTATCCGGATAAAGGTTGTCTACATCGTTAAGATATATATCAAAATCACACTCCTTTCTTTGTGGAATTATTCGATTATAAATCTCAACGAATTTTGCTGTAAACTTTGATAAATTATCTTCTGCTTTTTGCATTAGTTTTGTCTTTTTCTTCCTCTTTTTGGTTTTTCGGCTTCTTCTACTTCATTAACCACAACATCTTCTGTCACTGGCAAGTCGTTCAGCTCTTTTTTTTTATAATCTTTTTCAATAACCAAATCTTCATTAGTTTTATCAGCTAATTGTGGTAATACATAAAAAAGATCTTTTGCTTCCGGTTTTAATTCCATGTATCTTAGCCAATCTGCATCAGATGAGTTATTAGACCATACGTCACCGTATAAGTACTTTAATGTTCCTCTATCTTTTAGAACATATGTTTTATTGCTATTTTCTGTTTTCTTTTCCATTGGAATAATGTTTTTATTTAACACTTGATTTTTCCATTGATTGAAGTGATTGTTAAATTGGCAACCAAAACAACCTTGTGGCAATTGCCCCCAGTCTTCTAGGAGAAATTGTTTGTAAGCATTAAAAAGGAGCGGTGTGTTTCTAACCGCATCCGCTCCTTTATTTATTAATTCTAATCTATCCATACTAACTAAAGGGATAATCAAAAGTGTAGTTGAAGAAGGGGGTGTCCCCGCCCCCATTTAGTTTCCCAGGGAATCAAAGAACGCCTTAGTAGTTGTATAGTCTGTTAAAAGCAATCTTAGAGGCGGATCTTTTTCAAGATTTGGCTCACGAGATGCTAATGGAATGATAGAATTACCATTGTTTTCATTTGAGTTCCATGTGAATTCTCCAATCTTTAATCCATTGTCAAATCCATACACCCAAAAAGCATCCTTGTTATCAGTTCCTTTATCTCTCTGATGAACAATTGCTACAACTTCCGCTCCTACAGCTAATGCTTTAAGGTTGCAAACCGTTTCGATCGTCATCCCTTGACTAAATAGATTAACAGTATGTGTAAACAAATCTGCGTAATCACCAATTGTTAAGTTGTAAGAAGCCGATAGTAGCTGTTTAGAAGGAATCCCTTCAAAGGTTACGGCCTTTAAAGTTGTAGGATCACCAGCATAAGCTGAAATTGAATGTTGGCACGCCGGAGCCATAGCTCTTTGGATTGTAAAATCTCCAAGATTTGCTAAAATATCATCCCTGTTAATCAGCTTTATAGTTTGCTCTAATCCGCCTGTTGACTTATTATCACAGTTGAATAGAGAATTATTTATAATTTTTGCACAATTTGCCATAATTAGTCTTTTAGATTGCTAGAATGAAGTTTTTATCAAATGTTGCCTGAACGTCAATGTTGGTCTTAACTCTGATGTGCAACTTCTCTGTTACTGGATCATAAATTCTCTTCATTTGCTTGAATGCATTCATATCGCATGTACCTACTGAAATTTCAGTATCATAAGTAAGTAAAGCTCTATGTGGTTTATCATACTTAGTTGCAGATGGACCTGCAATGTGCTTGATTAACGCCGTCCACTCTTGTTCAATTTGGATTGGAATACCCATGTAATTAAGGTTTGATAAAGCATATCTTGAAGAAGTAACGCCATCTGTAGGAGAGAAACAACAAGTAACCTCTTTAGTGTTTTGAAGCCAATTCAAATAGTTTAATGCTAATTCCTGAGTTATTCTAAACTTAAGACCCGGCATTGACATCATGTATGGTCTGTTAGTAATCATCAAGTCAAACATTTTCTTCAAATACTGATAACCTGCATCAGCCGGCAATGTCATTTGTGCCGCAATATCTGCTCCTGCGTTCTGAGTAATGGCTACTCTTTGTTGAGCGGCTAATATTGGATCTGTAAGAATCCCCTGTAACTTCAAGAATATATTATCAATACCCGCAAAATCAGTATTTGTATTGTCTTTGTAGTCAAAATATGCAATTCTCCACATGGAATCATTTACAGCTTTTGTTGTTTGAGAAATTACAAACTGATAAAAAGCATTATCAAATTCTGTTTCCGGATCTGATTGGCATTTTAACTTCCAAAAAGCTCTAAAATTTTTAGTAATCTGTGGGTCATTCCAGCAGAACTCTAGTGAACAATCGTAATTATGAGGCGACCATAATTTTTTTGTTGGCTCACTTGATAGTGTACAAGAATTCCAACTACAGCCTGCATCACTTGACTTTTTTAAAAAATCCCAATTTTTTGGTTGTTCAAAACCGATAATAGGCGTATTGTGTTCAATTCCAGTTTGGATATAATGCTTAGATGCAAAGTCTGATGTTTCTACTGTTTCCTGGAAAATCATATTATCAATGTCTAGTTGTCTCGCTTGAGCAAGATCACAACCAGCATCAATTAAATCTTGAATATTAAAATCGTATGCTAATGCCATTTACTTTGTGTTTTTTAGTTTGAAATTTTCGAATCTGTTTTTAGCTTGAGTGGTAACATTGTTTTGTGGCGCTGGAGGTTCATTTTCAACTCCTGCTCCATATTCGCCCACAATACTCTTTAGGCTATTGAATGTTGTCTCAAATTCTGCTACCTTGTTAAGCTTTCCTTTTAACTCATCAATAATCGAGTTCTGTGCAGTTACCTTACTTTCAAGCTCTGTATTCTTTGAAATAAGGCTGTCTAATTTTTCATTTAAAGAATTAAGAGTTACAGAGTCTATCACTCCATCTTTTTCTTTAATCTCAGTTACTTTACCACTTTCGAAATTGTAAACAGATCCGTCAGCCATATTCACTGTACCACTCGCATTTTTACCGTTAATAGTTGCAGCATCGCCAACTTTCGGCTTTTCTCCTTCATTTAGCTCAGCAAATACAACCTCTTCATTCTTATCAGTGTACAGCATAGCATTTTTAGAAGGAACTTTCCCATTCAACAAGTTCATGAACTTGTCAAAAAATGAGCTCTTCTCTTCTTGCGTCATTTTATTATTTATTGAATTATTTCTAGGTCTTTTCAGGGAGTTAAAAATGATTTGTTTTTCAGAATTAAAAACAGGTTTAGATTCATCATCGTTTTCAAGCTCAGTATAGAATCCGTATTCAAGACATTTTTCGGCTGAAATCCACGTATCTTCCAGCATTAATTGAAGTGCATTTTCTTTTGTTAATTTAGTTCGTTCCTCATACAGAGAAGCAATCATAACATCTGTTTTTTCAAGCTCTTCAAACTGTTTTTCTACTTCGTTTTTATCACCTACAACATAGGTCCACGCATTATGCACGAATGGCTCCGCGTACTTATTACCAATTCGCTTATCACCAGCCAGTAAAAGAGTAACTCCAGCACTTGCACAATAACCATCTATTCTAGTGGTAATTGCCACGTTTCTCTCTTTTCCGAATCGTCTAATTTTATTGTAAATAGCGAAAGCAACAGCTGTATCTCCGCCTAAAGAATGTATATTAAAAATAACCTCGTCCCCTGGAGAAACTGTTAGTTTAGACAACTCATTATCAACATATTTAACATCAATATATTGAAAGCTTTCTTCCGCCCAAACCAAGTCGAGAATCTCTCCGTAAAGTTTTATTTCGTGCTTCATTAAAATCCATTCTACCTAATACAAATTTCAATGTTTTTTTTACTAATTTTGCTAAAACACAGTTCGTCAAAACCGCTCATAACATGCTTATTAATAAAGCAATTATGCTGTTTAACGAATTAAATAATTCGCACGTATCATGATAATAATGTTCCTTATTCTATGTTTTTGCTTTTATTGGTTTCTAAATGCCATGTTTGGAAAAAAGAAAGCCCATGCAAACCCATATATAAACACTCATCAAAAGAAGATGAATGATGACAAAATGTATGATGAATATTTAGAATTTTGTAAGAAAAATGGAGAGCTTCCAATGGAAAAATCTGGATTCAGGGAATTGAGAATGAAAGAAGAATCGATGAATAAAAAAATTAACGATATATTAAAATAATAAAGCCCCATTTAGGGGCTATTTTTATGCTGTTTTTATTCTTTTTATTTGCGGAACAACTACTCCTATAGTTTTTGCAATAAATCCGAGTCCTTTTTGAGTGATGAATGTTTGCATTGTAATTATTGCTTCTCCAGAACTTCTCTCACCTACAATCTTTTCCTTTACCCGGAAATACCCTCTTTTTAAATACTCCTGCTTAGGTTCATTGCTATTTTTAAAGAATATTCCAAGCTCACGAAGTCTCTTACATAGAGTATTTCTGCCATATTCTAAATTCAGCGCTTTAGAAGCCTGTGAGATAGTAAGTAAATCATCAGATTTAAAAACCACGTCTACAAATTGCGTCCGCTCCTGAAGCCTTCCATTTTCATTAATAAGCTTTTCATTTTCCTCCAGTAACCTAAGTTCGGATAAAATAACTTCTTTATGAGAGCGTGGAGCTGATAATGTATTCTGCTTTGCAATTTTCTCGCATTCTATGAAATACTTTCTAGCCTCCTTCCCTTTTTCATTGCCCTCAACCATTGATAATTCTTTTGCGCAGTCAATGGTTAAGGCATATTCAGTCAATGGACGGCCTCCATTTGGGTTTTCAATAAATTTATCGAAAACCTCATAATCTTGATTTTCAATAAACCCATATTTGTTAATTCGGTTTTTAATCCAGTTTGAAAAATCTTGCTTACTTTCTAAAAACTTGTGAAGCTCACGAGCAGAAACGGCATTATTACCGTTATGCTCCTGAATTGTAATTAATTGTTTCATTTTATCTGTATTTTATATTAATTTTCATTTAAACAAGCAAGTTTTGCTCTAAGTCTTTGCGCGCTGTTCTTAGTAATGCCTTTGTCTTTAATCTGCTTTTTCAAATAAGCTTTTTTAATAGCTGAATATTTTTGAAATAGCTTACCTCTAACCTGCATGAATATTTCGACAAATTCATAGTTTTTTATTACTCCTATTTCTCTTAATAGCTTTGCTTCTGATAGTATCTCAGAAAGATCACAAATAGATTTAATTTGAAACCTGGAAAGTTGTTCTTCTTTCAAGGCATTATATGCATATTCTTCAACATTTTTAAATTCTAAAAACTCATCACGCGAAATCAGTTTATTGAACATATAAGGCCAAAACATTAAGTCCTTATTGAAAAGACAGAAATGATATAATATATTATCGTTAGTTGGATCTAAAGCAGTAATATCATTTAGATGAAGTGAAAAATCTAAAGTTTCCACATTTACGTTTTCTAAATAGCTTATTTTTTGTACTTTTGTATTCATTATAAAGACATTTATTTGTTTTTACTTGGCTTTCTGTTGCGAGCAGAAAGCCTTTATTTTTTATATATTATACTAAATTCAATTTTTTAAAACATCTGAAAGCTCCAACTTCAGTATCATAATAAGTTTGCACCGTTTCATTTTGTTTTTTATTAGAATCAGATCCAGATTCCGGAATTAAGTCAGCCTTTAAAGTTCCCCATGCTTCTCTGATAGTTCCGTCTACCTTTTGAAAATAAAATTTTACAATCCCTTTTTTCATTCTTTCAGTTAAATGATAAAGCTTCCAGGCTTTTTTCAAGCACTCGGCAAATTCAATACCCGTTGTTCTAAAAAATTTCCAAGCGTTTTTCATGATGGTTGATAAGATAGTTTTCATTTTATTTATATTTATTTGTTCATTATTTACAGTACAAATATATATAGTTATATTTTAAATATAATTATTCACAATGTTAAAATTTTGTTAAATTTTATATTTGAAATATATTTTATTATCTTACATATATTATTTATTATCTTTGCTATATGGAAAAGAAAAAATATAACAGAATAAAAATAGTTTTAGCTGAAAAAGATGTTTCTCAAAAATCACTTGCTGAACACCTTAATGTAGGCCAAGTATCTGTTTCTCGCTGGTGTAATAATGACGCACAGCCAAACATTGATACCTTTTATCGAATTGCTGAATATTTAAAAGTAAGTGTATGTGAATTGCTTAATGATACAAATAATTAAATAGTTACGGTTTCCCTCAATTTACATTTCAAAAATATTTCCTTTCTTTGTGGAAATTTTAATCATGAAAAAACTATTATTACTTTCTTCTATTTTATTTTCATCTTATTTCTTTACACAAGAAACATTATCATCTTATACAATGGGGTATTTTCAAGACAGAAAATATGATATACAATCAGATAATCCCAATGAAAAAAGGGCTAAAATATATTTAGGAGTTGCCCCTCAAGATAATATTGTAAAAAAAATAGACATTCTAATCCCGATAAATGATATTGAAAAATTTAAATCAGATATTTTAAAATGCAAAGAAATTTTCAGTAATTGGAAGAAAACAGCCATCGAAAATAAAGTTGCCGAGCTTGATAAAGAAATGGATGTTAAATTTGATAAATACGACATTGCTTTTCTTTATGGGTCAAAATGGAATTTAGACTTTTCAAAATCTATTAAGCCAAGATTTAAAATATTGAATGGTAAATATCTGTTTATCTTAAGTAATGAGTATTCATTAACTTCAAGTAGTAATCAATTTATGACTACAAAGGGATTCTTTCTTGTTCTAAACGATGAGCAAGAATTTGACAATATCATTAAGAGCTTAGATATAAATGCAGTAAATAACTTGTTTAATAACAAAAATAAAACGGAAGAATTGTTTAAATAAAATCTACATGTATTAATAATAAATATTGCACCATGAAGAAATTACTAATAATTGTCTTGTCGATCATTGTTTCATGTTCTGATAATAGTGACAATATAAGTACAACTCCATATATTGATCCTACTTTGGAAAATTCCCAATTAAGTCCTGCGTCTGTTAATGTAACAGGTGTAAAAAAAACAATAAATTTTGAACTAAAAACTAATGGTGTTGTTTTGAAAAATAGTGATTTTAGTTGGACAATATCAAATTCGGACATTGGGCATCTAGATAATCAAGGTAAATTTTATTCAACAATGATTGGAAATGCCTTAATTACAGTAAAAGATAATAAGAACAATTCAATAAATGCAAATATCATAGTTAATCCTATGGTGACTGATATTCCTGATGTTCCTTATATTAGATGGGATAGTTCTGCAAATGAAATAATTAGTAATGTACCTGGTTGGAATCTTGTTTCAACAACAAATAGCGTATTAGAATTTAGAAATGGCAATTGGAGTTTAAAATATTTTTTTGGAAATACTGGATTATGGCAAGTTCTCCTTTCCAGTAGTGAAAGTCAATTTAATAATAGTGACAAATTTATGTCTTATAATTTAGAAAGATTTAAATTAGTTCAGTCATCAGACCCGAATGATGCTTCTTGGGCAAGATGGTACTTCCTAAATCCTAAAGATAATAAAAATGTATACATTGATATTAATAAAACGTCTAATTCTTATTACTATTTAAGATACAAAAATAACTAAATAGCTCTTTTCATAGTATGCAAAGCTATTTCTACAGTCCTAACAGTCACTTTACAAAATGTAGCAACTACTTTTTTCCGTTCCATGCTTGAATCAATATGTTTTTGATTCTCATATTGCTCATAAATAGAAAGATAATCTAGTGCGGTCTCAATATTCTTGATTCCGCACTTATTTAATTTATAGAATAAGTTTCTGTTATTCAGTACTGCTTCCTTTACTGTTCCCATCTGCTGCATTTCTTTACTGATTGTCTTAATTTATACGATAAAATACACCCACATTCTCCACATGTTTTACCGGATAATTCCGGAATATGTTTATCTTCAACACGTAATTCTGCTATAGGCTCTTCGATACTAAATTTACAACTTTTACAATGTTTTTCAAATCTTTCTATTGCATATCTTTTAGCTGTTTCATTATTTGTTTTAAAATTTGCAATTCCAGCAGCAATTGCTTTAGTATCTCTTATAATATTTACATCTTCTTGTTTTTTAAGGCTTTCACAAAACCTTTTAAATGCCTCCTTCATATCTTAAAAATTTGCTCCGTTTTGAATTTCTCTATTATTTGATAAATCAACTATTCCGGATTGACTACCAGCATAAACCGCTTGAGCAATGTCCATAACTGCTGCTTCGTCTAATGTTATTACTGTATTTTGTTTTATAGTATTTTGAACAGTTGGCAAGCTGCTTATATTTCCCAATACTCCGCCTGCAGCAAACTTAACACCTCCGCCTAATTGATTAATATGTGACAAAACACCTCGGTACATTGCTGAACTTTTTTTATTTATTATTACCTCGCCTCCTTCAGCTTCAATCATTCCTCCTGGTGTTTTAATTGAAATACCTCCTTGAGAATGTGAAGGACCAATTAACATTCCGTCTGCAGCTTTTGGACTAGCATCTATACCTGCAATTTTAGCGACATTTTTTAAACCAGATGCAACAGCAAGACCTGCTAATATCGGTCCCATTACTGCACCTAGCGGCCCTCCTAAAGATGCTCCAGCCGCGTACGCTGCCTGGGCGGCTTTGTAAGTGTTTATAGTAGTTTCTGCAATAGCTGCTGCTTTACCGTCTGCTGTTCCTTCGCCTACTAATGTTTTGATAGAGCCAAAAGCACTTGCGAAAGCGTCTAGTTTTGCAACTTGCGTAGCCTTTTCAATAGCTTTTCTTTTGTTTGCCGCGTCTTGTTCAATATTTACTAGTGAATTAAGCTGATTTTGTAAATTCTGCTTTTTCACTTCATCTTGTTCTAAAGCAATCTGATTTTCTAATTCTCTTCTTTGAGCTTCTATTTCAGAGTTTATATCATAATTTTCTTGATCTAATTGTCTTTTTAGCTCATTTTCTTCTAAGAAACTTGTTAGCCTTTGCTCTACTTGTTGATCTAGTTGAAGCTTTTGAATTTCAAACTCTGTATACCCATTTTTTTCTAAATCAGAAATCTGTCTTTCATATTCTAAAGCTCTAGCTAAGTTTCTTGTTTCCTCTTTTTGCTTTTCGTAATTCTTGTCTAATTCCTTCCTTTTCTCATAAACATCATTAACGATTTGAATTTCCTTCGTATCGTATTCTTTACGAACAACCTCTTTTTGTGCTTCAAGATTTTTTTTCTGACCTAGCTCTTGTTCGCTATTACCCTTTACAGCGGCTAATTGTTCATCAAGAGATTTTAGCTTTTGCTCACGCTCCTGTTCATTAGCTTTAAGCATTTTTTCACGAACATCATCAAGGTATTTTTGAATTTCATTAACTCTTGCCTGAGTAAGCCTTTTATCAGATTTAAGTTTTTCAGCATTCATTGCAATATACTCAGCTAATTCTGCCTGCGTGGCTTGAATTGCGATATTTGCTCTTTCTTTTGCGTTAGCAAGGTCTTGCTTGGCCGCTGCTTCAGCTGCCTTTTCGGCTTTTGATCTAGCTGCTTCAGCTTCTTTTTGTTGCTTGTCGAGAAGTTTTTGCCTATCTGCGGCTGCTTTTGCCGCAGCATCTGCTGAAGCTCCTGTTTCTTTGTTATTTTTTTAATTTTGGTATCAAATCTTGTCGTGTCTTCTTCTTCCTTAGCAGGTTTTTGTTTATTTAAAGCGACTATTTTTTCCGCTTCTTTTCTCGCTTTTGAAAGTTCATTAGAAATAGAAAAGGATTTTAATTTATTCAAAGCAGAAGAGAAATCAAGATTCTTAAGGTCTTGAGCTACACTAATTACTTGGTTAAATAGACTCTTAGCGGTTAATGCAAATGTTGTTATAAGAACTCGGCTGTTTTCAATAATTGTTCCAAATCCTTTTACAGCAGCTGATAATAAAACTATAGCTCCCTTTATTAGGTTTAAAGGGTTCAAGGTTTGCATAATAGCTTTTATCCATCCCCCAGTTTTATCAGTGTTAATACCTATCGCATCCAATAAATCATTAAATAAACCTTTCAATGGTTCTAACGCATCAATTAGTACATTTCCATATTTAACTAGTTCTTCAAATACAGCTTTAGCTAAAGCAGAAGTCCCTGTTAGTTTATCAAACCAAAGAACAATGTCCACAAGCCCTCCGGCTAATTGGACGAATACTGTTTTAATTTTAATCCATGAGAGCTCTATCCCTTTTGTAAATCCAGTAATGACATCAGATTTGAAAGCTTCCGTTTTGGCTTTTTCAAGTTCTACCGTAGCATTAGAAAGTTCAATTGTAGCCTTCTGGCTATCTGTTAATGTTTTAGTCTCTTTACTATTAGCTAAGTTTACAGCATCAATTATTTTAACTAAACCGCCCGCATCTTCTCCAGCTCCTTTAAATACATCAGCATTTAATTGTGCAATTTGCTGAGTGTTTAATCCTACCTTTTGCGCTTGTATTGATATTTCATCAACAGCTTGTTTAATGGTTGTTTTCCCTGTTCTAATCCTTTTTAATAAATCATCTGAAAATGTATCCCCAAATGCGTTTATTAATGCATCTCGTGTGGCTTTTGTTTGTTCATTTAAAGATAGCCCAGCCTCTTTTATTGCATCAGGAAGCTTATCTGTGTAAACGTCTAGATCAATACCCGCATTCAATAGATCAAGAAATTCCTGTGCAGAATATCCATTTTGAGCAAAAAGAACTCCATACTCTCTAATACTGTCTCCAAATTCTGAGTTAGCAGCGCCACCTTTAACTAGACCCTCCTGATATATTTTAAAAGCCTCATCCGAAGTCAGATTAAAATCTTTCATTAAAGAATTCATTTCCTGAATTCCATCTTTAAAATCTTTACCAAATACTTTTTCCGTAGCTGTAGCGAATTCTCTTAATTTATCAACAACAGGACCTGAAAGATTTGTAAGTTGTTCAATTTCTTTGTTAAGTTTAGAAACCTCTGCATTGTATTCAAATACAGCCCGCATCCCTTGTATAAACCCCGTAGTCAATGCCGCTAAAACAATACCAATAGCCAATAAAGGATTGGACATCATTTCAAGTTTAATGGCTATTAAACCATCTTTTACAGATTTTAAACCGTCTTTTATCTTTGCCATTCCGGCGGCAAAACCTCCGGTTAAGAGCATTGTGAATCCCGCTCCTATTTCCGAGAATGCATCTTTAATACCATTAGTATAATTACCAACATTTCTTCTGAAATCATTTGTTTGAGTTTCTAACTCAAGTATTTGGTCATGAAGTTCTCTTGCGTCATCTGAAGCCCTTCTCCATTCTTGCCTTAGTTGCCTATATCTTTCCGTGTTGGTTTCTCCAGATCTTTCCAACCTCATCATTTCAGCTCCTAAGTCGTAAGCAACCTGTCTGGCATCTGCTAAATCTTTTTTAAGTTGCTCATATTCTCCATGACTTGAACTTATTTGAGTGGCACCAGCCTCTAAAGCCCTATTAAGCTGCCTGTTTTCTGTGGTTAAAGACCTAACATCATTTTGCATTGAGTTCAACTCGATCTGTTGTCTTCTTTCAGCTTGAATTAAATTACCAAGGTTGACCTCTTGATCTCTTATAACTCTTGATGCCTCCTGAGTTATTTGATTGTATTCTTCTTGTGATATTACACCATTTGCCAGATCTTGATTTGCCTTATCCTGGATAGTATTTTGCCGTTGAATTTCTTTTGATACATCTGCAATTTGCTTCTGATAATCCTTTATACTAGACTGAGTATCTTTAATTGTATCTTTTAGTACGTCTATCTTTTGCCTGTTGCTTGCTATTTTTTCGTCAATCTGTCTAGTGTCAATATCAAATTGTCCTAAATTTATTCTCTCTGCCATATCCCTTCTTCATTTTGTAATTTTTATTATCTAATCGATTTTAAATAATGTATCTCCGCTATAGTGCTTTGTCTTTTTTCACTCAATAGATTTAATGATAATGTTTTTTCTAAAAATACTATCTGAGCATCAATTGTACTGCATTTAGCGCGAGTACCTACTAGTATTGTCTCTTCATTATTTTCCTGAATAAACACATCAATCATAACGTCGTTATGTACACAATATCCCCTTCTTCTATTTTCAAACTTGTAAACAGGTTCATCAATTAAAATGATATTATAAACTTTACTTATCTCTTGTATATCTTGTACAAGAACATCTACATCATTAATATCTGTTGTTTTTTCTTGAATAAAAAGCGATGTTCCTCCAACAAATTTTAGATCTGTAACAGTAGAAAGGTTTTGTATTACTAATAATATATCTCTTATGCCAGCCATTACTTAAAGTTTTTTATTTTAATTATTTCTGCCGTTGTTTTATTTACATCAAAGGAAATCTTATTAATAAAACAATATGACTGTAATTGTTTGAAGTAAAATACTTTAGTTAAGTCAAGGTTCAACAATTTAGGATATGGAACATTTAATGAGGCATTCCACACTTTCATATCATTAACAATATTTTTAAAGTCTAAGTAATATTTTCCAACAATGTAAGGCATATCTAAGTTTACAAATTCACCAAATTTTATGATATTATTGCTAGCCTGAAGGTTTTGTATATCTGACCCAATTACTACAGGAGTAACTACCTTTCTCATTCTTAAATAAAAATATCTTTTTGAAAGAGGTTTATATTTTAGTTCTGTTGTTCCATCTTGTGGCTCTTTTTCGTAAAGTTTGTAATAAGAAGCCTTATAATTTAATGTCGCATTTACATAGAAGTTTGATAATAGCTCTTTTTCTACTGAATATGTTAAAGATGTAAACAATGTCTTTTCTTCATCTAAATGTTTATTTTCTATACTAAATGAACCGTCAGATTGATTATCTTCTGGGTCATTATATTTGTATTTGAAAATGTTTTTTTGCCCATAAGAATTGCCTAAAACGTATGTCTCCTTGTCGATACTTATCAAATACTTTGACCAATCTTCGTTGTCTGCTGTTTTGAATCTCTCATGATTAGTTAAGTAATTTATATGTTTATTTTCATTATCTACAATTGGGGTTAATCCTAAAATATTATATACATCTTTAAGGAATTCAGTAATTTTTAAATCTTCAAATTCCCCTGTAAATGATACGTCTTCCAATTTTTTTATTACTACTCCCATTCCAACATTTCCATTCCAATCGGTATCAACTTTATAATAAAATTCGATTATATCATTTTCATTTAAAGCCAACTGAGGTTTTCCATTTGTCGGATTCCCATTAACGGTAATGTAAAAGCTATATGATAATTTACCTAGCCCCGAAGGAATAGGCTCATTAAGTCCTGCTGTGCCAATATTTTGAATATTATAGATGCCCGATTCTAATATTTTTATACCCGGAACGCCTCCGTTATTAAATGTAAATCCAAATGATTCTTCTGCGCCTGGTTCAGAAAATGTCACATTTTTAATTTCTTCAAAATAAACAACTGATCCATCGTCTTCTGGAGCCTTAGGATATGATATATACCAATTGATATAATCTTCTTCGGATAAGAAGCTTCCACTATATGAATAACCTTCTTTACTATGGATTTTATCAAATAAGTAAGACACTAAAACACTTGGAACGACAAAATCTATATTAATAACATTTGGATCAGATTTTCTATGCGTTCTACCATTAAAATCAGCAAATAGATATGAATATTTTAAAGTATCATCATTCTGTGTATTAATAACTGCTTCTAAATTTTTATTGTGATTTATTTCGGCTAGATCTGTAGCCAACTCATCACCTATCGTTTTATTATCAAACTTTTTAAAGAACTCTATAATTCCAGAGTAAATAGCAATGTCGTATTCGTCATCTGTTGACCTTACTTGAATCCATGCTTGTGTAAGAAAATCAAATCCTTCTATTTTTAATAATGCATTCGGTTTTATATATGGCACATTTGAACTACTTGAATGAATCCCAAGTCCTCCGAGTGTTATAACATTATTTGGTGTTTTTGGCGCTTTAAATGTGTTAGTATATGTTGCTTGACGATCCTTTACCTCTGCAATATCATTAATCTGAAGTGTATGATTAATATCCGTACCTTCATATAGATCAATTTGTCTACCTTCATACCATAATTCAACTATCATATCTGTATTGTTCTATAGTTAGGAAGTGTAAATTCTGCTTTATTTTCAAAGGCGTTTTCGTAATTATTCCACGTTGACGAATTATCATCAAGTTTAATTAAATGCCATGCCGAATCCATATCTACACCATTAGGATCAAAATACAAAATATGCAAACTTTTAATAAGGTCTTCAAAATTTGATTGTAACTCTTTTTCTGTAAATGAATAAAGAATTAATATTTTAGTTTCGGTGTAACCAATATTTTGAAAGTTATCCTTTCGTAGTCTATTCGTTATTTGATTTATGGTTTTAGATGCCTTAGTTTTATTTTTAAGTTCATAACGATCAAAATAAAAATATTGATAACATCCTAATGAATTAAGATATTTTATCAATATTCCATTACAAGTCTTCTTCTCTTCTTGAACTACACTTTGAATCCCAGTATCCTCAGTTAATACTCCCCCACTTATCTTTAAAGGAGGTGTTGGAGCACTCCAACTTTTTCCTCCAGAAATCCATTTATTAACCACCAAAGACCCTCCGTCATTAATAAACCACTCATTAGATCCAGCTTTATCACGGCCACCTCTAATAAAGTATTTATTAATTGTCGTAACCTCGTCAGGCACTGTTGTATTTTTGAATTTTGCTGTTATTTTAATCTGAAATGATTGTAATGTATTAACATTAATATGATCCAGTTCAGGCATTAATGCTCTAATTGGGAAACAAACATTAAATGTACAATCGTTGTTAGGACTTGATGAACAATCAAATCCGTTTAACTCCTCGTTAGTAGATAGGTTTTTAAAATCAATAAGAACCCTTGATACTACATCGGTAAACCCATTAATTAAAACCCAAATATCATTTTGAGTTAAATAATAATTATTTTCAAGTCCGTTTATTGTCATTCTATCATTTGTCTTATTAAATGTTCTTTTATCCTTGGTGTAGCTATTTGCCCTAATTTCATATTAACGAAGTTTATCGTGTCTTGCTCTTCAAGGACCTCAAGTAAATTACTTCCTCCTTGCTCATACCATGTTGTCCCAACTGCCTCAATTTTCTTTTGAACCCTTACTGCTGCAACAGCTGCAGCTGCATCACTTAGTTTAAACTTAGCTTTAGCCCAACGCTTAAGATCCGGTATTGGAACAGTCGTAGGCTCTTGACCATGAACAAGTTTTTCTGTATAATCAAGCCCCATTATAATCCCTCTATTAGGCTCCGCTTCACCACCAACAGCCGCTAGCCAATCACCTGTTGCGTTCATATTGAGCTTGTTAAATCGTGGTATTAGGAATTTTTCCACAACCTCATTCATCACCGATTTAATTTCTTCAACCGTTATTACTTCAAGTGTTGTCATAATCAATAATTATATTGTCCTTTTACTAACCATCCATCATAATTGGTATCCTGAAAGTTTATCTTTTGAGTAGCGGTGAATTCAGCAGGCTGGTACAGCCCATTATAATCACATAACACTTCTAAGAAATCACATCCTAAACATTCTTCTATAGTATGCAGTATATCCCATTTAGATTCTTGCTTTTCTTGCTCGTTATTTCCTAATTCATTATAAAATTGAATATCTAGTCTACTTGGAATTCCAATAAAGCCTTCAAAGCTTTTAAAACAGTATGTTTTACGAGTAAAGCCTTCATCGTCCATTTTATATCGAGTTCCAAACTTTATATTGAAAAGTGCTACATAAATACAGCATTGGTTTTCGTCAATATCAGTAAACATATTGAATAGATCTGGTCTACCCGCTCCAATTAATTTCCAACAGTAGCCGCATTTACCTTCATCATTCCAGCCATTAACCAGGCCTTCAAACTGTTTGATTATATTCATTACCTCTTGTTTTTTATTATTTCGTTATAATTATGCTGTATCACCGAATTAACACCATCCATCTTCATTTTTGTAAAAACTAATTCAAATGGCAAATTCCCTATCAGTTCCCATTCTACCGGATTTTTTGTAATAGAATAGTAAATATTAAATTCACCAAATTCATCAAGGTCTGATATTCCTGCTGCTGACATTTCGTTGTTAGGAACTGAAGGAATTGAATTCATAACCTGGATACATTTATCAATTTCTTGCTCCAGCCATTTCATGAACTTTATCGCCTCATTTGCGGGTGATTTTATATATTCTTCTACACTATTACCGGTTACTAATGATACAGCTTCTAAAACATTTCCTTCTTTATATAGTTCAAAACATTGATATATTTTAGTGAATGAAACTTTAAATATATTCCCTACATTCATTGTATCTTCAGGCTGTATCAATTCATACACAGCCTTAAATAAAGCCTCGTTTTGAATTACCACTTCTAAACTATCGTGTTCTTGCCCCACCTGAATTTATTTTTATTGTTTTGCCTTTTTTAGTTATGTAATACCCTCCTGCATCGTTTGTATGGTCATATCCCTCTTTCTTGTCAGGCTCACCGTTTTTATACTTTTGTTTTTTAAGTGACTCAGAATATACAGGGCATGTAAATCTATTTACATAGTATTTCCGTTCTCTAAATGCTGTATTAACTTCATTTACCCTATCTCTAACAGCCGGATTTGATACTCCTGTTCTAATCAAATACTTGTACTGTCTTATTATATCAAAGTCTGACTTTCCACTAGTCTTACGGTTTTGGCCTGAGGCATCCGGATAAATTACAATACTATGCCCACCATAAAGTTCTTTTATCTTTTCACACATACTGAATGTGTCAAATATTCCCGTTAGTTCGGCAACTGCATAATCAGAATCACCTTCATGCACATGAATAATAGCACTCATGTTTGTCACGTTAAAGTCCATACCTATATGTAAAACATCGTTTGGCTGAACTACTCTATCTGAATGGTTTTCAATATCATCATAGTCATTATAAACTGAATGGCCTCCTTTGTCTGGGATTAACCCTAAAATAGTTGTACAGAAATAATGAAAATCATCTTCTAAAAACTTTTCATACTGCTCAATCGCAGTCTCATTTAAGTTCTCATAATTATTGATGAAAGTATTCTGGAGTGAAAGATGATTCTTCCTTTTTGGAACAGCCAGATAGTAGGGCTTATTATTCAGTTTGACTATCTGTTCAACTTCTTCTCTACTTTTGTTAGTATGTTTTAATACTATTTCAACAAGAACATCATTTGAAACCTTAGTAAGTTTATAATCTCCCCATACGTGATGATCTTTTTCTGGAGGATTAAACGCTCTCAAAATTTGAAGAACTGCTCCTTTTTTTCTTAGTGATAATAAAAGCTTATTAAAATCCTCTTTTTCTACTTCATCATATTCTTCAATATAAAGATCTGTTGCTCCTGCTAGCGACTTTAAACTAGCTGTTTGATTGCCTGATGAAACCTTAAATCCTTTTGTTCCTAATGTATTTCCATTTAAAAGGTTTTCTGCGTAATTCTCACCTGACTTATTGTCTGAGTAACTAATTATTCCATTGAGACTAATTCCATGTTGCTTTTCATACTCATCAATTCTATCTTTAAGATCCTGCCAACATGAGGTGTAAATAGTAGCGTGTGTTTGTCTTAAAAAAAAAGCCCTTGAATTCTCTTTATGAAGAAGATTATATAAGGCTCTTTGCGACATTGCATATGATCTAGCCCCGGCTCTTCCTCCCCATAAATCTGCAATGAAATAATCTTCAGTGTATAAAGGGTAATATTCTTTTAAGACATTCATTTCTTGCTAGCATCAACAACAACCCATTTAGGTGGATCGGTGATTTTAATTTCACTTTTGACTGTTTGTTCTTGCTTATCGGATATACCTTGAAGTCTAGCTGTTAAATTGGCATTGAATGCACCAACCATAGCTCCCTCTACCTGTTGATTGTTTATTTTTTCCCTCGCCCATGTTGTGACTGTAATAAACTCCGCCCTTGCTTCATAGTCTTTCCAAGCATTAAGAGATATTCCAAGGTAATGACATAACGCAATTAAAGTATATGGACGCTGAGTAGGAATTTGTAAAGGTGTTCCTGCAAACTCCCCTCCTTTTACTACATCATTCTTTATCCATGGGTTTTGATCTGCCCATTCGAAATATCCATGTAATAAAGGCTCTAATTCAGCAGGATTAGCAAACTTTAATGGTCGTCCCCCTTCGTTGCCTATAGAAATAGCATTTCCCTCCGCAAACTTTCCGTCCGGCATTCTCCCTTCATTATCTTCAATCTTCTTCTTTGCCATTTCTTTTTGTTTATTCATTCACCGCACTCCCTGTAACTCCCTCTGCCATTCTTTATGCTGATTTTAATCTAAATGTGTCTTTCCTACTTTTATCCGGATGGTTTTGAACATATCCAATACTCAACATTTTTACAATATCCTTTTCATCTACATTTACGAATGACTCTGCTTTGTTATGCCCACAACAGCTACCGTATGTTGTAATACCTAGCCTCCATAGTTCTTTAATTTCATCTATGATGCATGGATCAATACTTATTTTGTCAGATAATCCCTCCTTTAACCTTGATTGTTTATAACCTTCCATGTGTGGAGGAATGTCAACCATTATTTGCTGGAGGAAATTCTCTATAGATCCAAAGTATATGTCTTTACATTTACATGCCATAGAATATTAGTTTAATTTATTAACATCTTCGTTAGTTATTAACCTTGCTTCATATTTGTATACATGGAATTGTACATCTTTATTTCTCGTGTTTATTTTACTATAGTATCTCTTAATAGCACCCTCACAACCATAAACAAAGCCAATATGAGTATTATTGAATGTTTTTCCACTGCATTTTATCGCAAATATTTTAATTTCTTTCTCCATACTCCCTAAATTAAAAACCCCGCTACCTATTACAGCAGCGGGACACCAAATCACAAAATATTAATATGAAAAAAATAGTTCCTACTGCATTAAATCAATCTCCCTCGAATTCGAGGCATTTAAAAAAGAACGATGGGGTTTTCACCCTTCTTTTTCTTTCTCCAATTTCTCAATTTTAATTAAAAGATACCTAACTAAATCTGTCAGCTGATAGTCGTACAGATACAACTTTGGATTCTCTTTGAGTTTGCCAATTAAATCTTCAACTTCTTTTTCGTTCAACACCATATTTAAAAATTTTAGTGGAAAAGCCAGGACTTGAACCTGAATCACCCTTGCTTTATCAGAGTTTTGAGTTTCTCACAAGCATTGCCATTATGCTAGCATCACGTTTGCGTTTTTGAAGGCATTTAACCCATGGAACGCTAACCAATATTTAAATAGAACTCTTAGTCTAAAAAAACACCAAGCACCCTCCTTCATCAACCAACTATCCACCCCTTCTGCACTCATCATCTGTGCTTGGTAATTCAACAACAATTAATAATATCTAGCACACTTCCAAACCTCCTACAAGATCATAATCATCTGTAGGATCGATCAAGTCATGTTCAATTAAATAGTTTTTCAAATCATTAGCTCTTTCGGCCAAATTATTAACAGGACGAAATTCAGACAGTGCTACGTAATAGTCATTACCCTCTCCTGTGTAAGCCCCCTCTCCTGTTTCAAAAAACACATATCCTGAATCTTGGAGAACTTCGTCTAGATACCCAAAAAAATCAAATTCTCCTTCACCTTCAAATTCCTTTGGTGTTCTAACCATGAACCCTATACCTGAATGTGCGTAATAATCTACTCCCATATTATTTTGTTTTTAGTTCTTTAATCCTTTTACGGTAATACTCAATCTTTTCTTTTATCTCTGGAATTGACAGCTTTAACAACGACTGTTTAGCCTTTATAACAAGCATATCAAATCTTTCTTGTCCTATTCGCTTTGGAAGCCTTAAAGAATACTCAGCTAGATTCCCATGTCTATGTAAATTACACTCAACACAACTAACATGAACATTGTCTTCATTAAACCTCACATTAGGATGTGAACCCACTGCAAAAAAGTGGCTGGCGTGTCCATTTCCATTAACTATACACCCACAACTCACACACGGCTTACCCTTATCTCTAACTCTGATAAACTCGTTAAATATTTTCTGTAAATCGTTTAAATAATCCCTGTGAGTCTTTAACTTCTCCTTCCTGATCTTCTTCTCTTTCTGCCAAGCTTTAGCGTTTTGCTTTTGAATATTTGATTTGCCTAAAGAAATTGCGCAGCTCATTCCACATACTTTCTGAGTTGACCTAAATGGTATAAATTCATCCCCACATACTGCGCACTTCTTAGACTTTATCTCCTTCATTCCCAGCTTCTTTATAGTAAAGTTACAAAAACGAATGTTTAGTTTTAAACCTCATATAACTTTTTTTAAAGTATTTACTAACATTTTTTATTGATTAGCCTAATTATTTAGAATTGAAATAAATTGCGATTTTTATAAAACTTTTTTTCATTTAAATTTGGATAATAGTACAAATTTGTACTATATTTGTAATAAGAAAATGAGAGAATAACTAACTCATTAAATTAATACCCTGGCGGCAACAGTAAAATACGGCAATAACTACCATGTCAACAACTGTAAAAAACATCTTCAACTACATTCAAGGGATGAACCCTAATTCTCAAACAGTATCATCAATTGGAACTTTTGTAACAGCTTTCAGCCAACAAGTAGCAGATTCTCAAATTTCAGAAGTCATTCAGGTATTAGTAAATGCTGATAAAAAAGAAACTTTAGCTTTTAAAATAGCTTCAACAAACACGACTTTCTCTGAAAAACAACTTTGGGTAATTGCTTTTGAATTAGAAAAAATTCAAGAGTATGCACAAAATGTTAATAGCTACTATGAAAAACAAGCTTTAAAATCAAAGCAAAAAGCTCAAGAATCAAAAGACAAACTAGCGACTAATAAAGCAGGTTCACAAAGCGAATTAGACAGAATTAAATTAGCTGGAAAAAAGCTAGGCGATTATTATGCATGGTTGAAAAAATCATCTTTTAAAAAAGAGTTTTTTAATAAAAAATATTCAAAAGAATCTGTTTCTCAATTTATAGCACTTTAATATCATGAAAAACTTAGAAAGAATTTTAGACAACGCTTTTATTGCGACAAGAATAGAATCTAAAAGGGGTACTCAATTTTACAATACCGAGTATCATAGGCCAGTTACTCATGATTGCTTGTACAGTATTCTATTTGATAATGATATACAAATTGATTTACGCGATTTTAATGACCTAATGATTAATTATAAATACGCGAAAGACTATCATACTGATTGGGACTCTGAAGTATTTTTGATAGTTCGTAAAGATGGTTCAGAATTAAGATTCCAAAACAAAGGTGGTAGCAATAGAAAGGTTATTACTTTAAAAAAAGAATATTTAAGAGTTTATGATCTTAAATGGTCTGATTTGTTTTCAGAAGAAATCCTTTTTGAAACTGACTTTAAAATACAGAAAAAACATTCAGAAAGATATTACACTCCTGAACCACAAAATAATGATAGTCAATGGCAGTTGTTAGTCTTACTTTTAAAAGAAATTGCCGATCAAAAGAAACTAACACAAAACGAAATTTCTGAATTAACTGGAATGCAACAGAGTGCTATTAGTAGGTTATTTCTTTTAAAATATAAGCCGACTTTAGAAACATTTATAAAGGTAGCAAAAGCAATTAAAGTTAATTTCTTTTTTGAAGATAAAGAGAATAAGTCAGATTTGAATTTAGCATTTGAAAAAGCTATGACTGAATTAGGGCGAAGACCTGACAACTTATCAAAAAATTAATATAAAATACCCCTGTTAATTCAGGGGTTTTATTTTGGAATAGTAATTCTTCGGGCGTTCAAGGTATTTATGAAAGTGATTTTCTTTTCTTTTACCATTTTAGCAAGCAGCTCATTTCTCTCTGAAATTGGAAGCTTAATAATTTCGTCAATCTCATTAATGTCAGAGCCATTTGCTCCTCCGCAATTTTTATAATCTTCTCTTAATTTTATCAGAATTTTTGCTTCTATTTCTTCCATGTTTTCCATGGAGTAAAGATACTACACTTTGTACATAAAATTAAACTTTAAGCGTCCACATTTTTAGGTTTAAAATTCTTTCCTGCACCTTGTCTTAGAAAGGTAATTTTACCTTGTGTTTGCTTTGCTTTTTCAAGAACTTCCATAGCTCTTGTACGCTCATTCATTCTACCTGCATGTGTGATACTACCTTGATTTTCAATTTTCTTCATGTTACAAGATAGTGAAAATATATGAGAAAAGCAAATCCTAAGTTATCCGTAAAGCATCCAGTAAAACAAATATATCCATCCTAGAACATCCAACCATGCAACCACACCAATTAATCTAATCTGCGTATCCGGATGCCTAAATAGCATACAATCGTTGATAAACTGTTTAATCGCTTTCATTTTGTCGTTTGGAATTGTCAAAAATTGCAAAGTACTTCATTCCATCAGTATGTGTGTCGAGAAATACGAGAGTAAGTTCTTTACCCTCATAAACGTGTTTTTTGTAAAAACGTTGTCTGTAAATGCTTCCAGAATAGCAATTCCCATCTCCTGACTCTAATTCTTCAATTGATTCAGCATAGCTTACTTCATCTCCATATATATTCCAATAATACTGTGTATTGTCGTTAATTGGGTACACTACCCAGTATTCCGTAAAGCCTACATGTTCATAGATTGCGTCTAACGCCTTGTTGTAATTTTCTAATAATTCCATTTTACTAATTTAGTTTTGTTGTTTGGTTTTAGGTTGTGGGTTTCCGTAATTAACTATTATCGAATGTTTTTAAATAATAATCTATTCCTTCAGGAACTCTATTTCCATGTCTTTCGGGATCATGCATTATCCAATTAGAAACGCATTTATTGCCAGCATTTATGATTTGCTTCTTTTCTCTTTCTAAAAATTCATTACCTTTTTCCAATAACTTTTCTAGATCTGTAACAGATGTTCTAGCTGATTGAACATCTTCATAATGATAACTGCTTTCATTATTGATAATATTGTAATATTCAATAGTTTCAGCTTTCAACAAGTCTAAGAATTCTTTTAATACAGTTTTCATCTTTACACTATTTCACAGATTATACATTTAGATGGGTTGAAGGTCCTGGATTCAGCCTCCTGCCAATCATTTTGATTTTTCACTCTTTCATGTTCTGAAGCTTCACCTCTTTCAATTAATTTCACCGGATTCTCTCCCCAATGGTAATTTTTAAATTCGATTGCAGAAATGAAGGATTTACTAGGTAATGTGAAGAAGTGACTGTCGTTTTTATAATCCTTGTAATATCCATTTTCATGGAGCTCAACCAATCCCTTCGCAATATCCTCAGTAAGAACGGAGCCTTTGCAAATCGGTTTCACTTTATATCCATGATTAGTAATATTTGGGTTTTTGAACATTGTCATTAAAGCCCATTCTATTTTTAATTCTTCTTCTGATTCATACTCCACAATAAGGAGTCTTTTATTTAAATTAAGTTCTACGCTTTTCATATTACTTTTCCGTGTTTAATTACGAAATAAATTTTACCTGGTTCAGCGCCCCATTCTGGATTGCCTTCCCGGATCTCAATTCCTTTGTGTTCAAGTTTTAATATTCTTTCGGTATCTGTAGATTTTGGATAACCTAAAGTCATTGTATTAATTGAGAAAGGTTTAAACCAAAAACCATAACAATTATAAACATGATCCTCTGTATATCCATCTCGCAAAGCACATAATCCAGCGTTAATTTCATCAACAGTCAAATCAATATCATTATCAGTCAATCGCTTTATCCAATACTCATTTATCTCTCTATAATCTTCGGTTTTAATTCCGGCTTTCGTCATTTCAAACCATTTCTTTTTTAAAGGCAACTGTAGATTTAAGCTTTTCATTTTCTGTTATTTCTTTAAAGTGTTCAATTTTATCTGGTAGAATATTCCAAAACCATAAGCCATCTTCTTCGTGGTTTTCGCTTGCAATAATAGCTCCGGTAAGCTGTGATAGGTAATAATGGATTCCATCATCAATGTACGTGTCTCCTTCTTCTGGTTCTGATTTGGCCGCACAATAAATCTCACCTGTTTTTCTAATTCTTAAGGCCATTATTGTTCTTTTATTGTTAGTTCTTCACTAGTAAAAATATTGAAACAATTCTGCAATTGATGAACATAATCAATCATTACTAAGCCTCCTACTGCATTGCCATACCACTTAACTATACATGATTCAATTTTCACCCAGGTTCTATCATATTTATGATGGTAGTATTTATCATCATCTCTTTTCTCAAATCCAAACTTCAGCAGCCATTCCTCAGTTAACAGAGTTCCAACAAGTGTATGATACGGGAATTTTAACCCTTTTTCTTCTCGTATTCCATCTGTAAGAATCTCGTTTACTTTTATCTCGTAAAAATTAATAGTTTCTATTCCATTAGTGGCAATGGCATTCAAAATGTTTCCTATTCTTAGTTCTTGTGGTGCTATCATAAATCTAACGTTGTTTGTCCGTTAATTTCTCTACCCGCTCCCATACAAGCCATTCCTGGCATTCCGTGTTTAAATGATAATACTGGATTAACTGAAGAAGGCAATCCCATCAATACACACCATCCGTCATCATAATTAAAATGAATACATTGTACGCATTCACCATCTCCACCTGGAGAAGTCCAAACTTCAATTACATCGGCTTTATCATTATCCTTAAATTCTTTAATACACTTATTCCATCTTAATTTTCTATCATCTTTCGAATACTGAGACTCTTTTTTTCCTAATATCTGTTCAAATGATGAATAGTAGCGTATTTCATCAATACCAATCGGATATTTATCTCTATGATTATCAATTTTTGATTTTTCCATAATTCTTGTTTTAAAGTGCCACCCTAAGATGGCACGGGGTTAATCTTCTATAATCCTAACATTATGCAAGTATTCATTGCACATTACTGGTTTGCCTATTGGCTTACCATCCTTGTTTAATCTTTGCTTTAAAGTGACTTTGCCAGGATCTAAAGAATATTTTTCAGCGGAAAATATTTGTCCTTCCTTGATTCCAAATCTCTCTTCTGTTATTAATAATTCTACTGTCATTGCTTTATAGTTTTAAAGTTGCTTTGTTGATAAATTGGTCTTCCGGTAATTGGAAGACGTTTAATTTCCATGAAGTTAATTTTTGATAAGCCTTAAATTGATTTATAGCTCGATATGGCTTGCCTTTTTTATTGGAATAGCAACAAATTGTCATATCCTTATAAATCTCTAATGTCCCAGTTATGACTCCATCTATTCCAAAATTCTGGGCATATCCATGATCTCCATTGATAGGACTTCCGATTGCTTTTTGATACATTAAAATCATTTCGCATAATTTTTGAATCGGCACAAACCTCTTCCCCTCGTGTTCTATTTCCTTGGTTAAATAGGATAGATCCCAAAATATTGGCTTAATATCTTCTGATGATATTGATTCCTTTATGGTAATATTATTGCTTATTTCTATCAAATGGTCGCCATCATTCCTAACCTCTATTCGTTTTAATAAATGGGCTGAACTTAATGAAGCATACCAAACTTCTAGTTTATAAGGCAGATACGCTGCGTATACTCTTAGTTTTTCTTCGTTTGTTTTCATGATAATAGTTTTCTAGCTTTCACAATTACCCATTCTTTTCCTGTGAATTCTCCAGATGCTAACATTGCATCAATGAGGCTTCTAATTGTTGCTTTTAATTCTTCCTCTTTTGTCATTGTTTTGTTATTTTAGTGGTTAAAATAATGTTGGTGTTGACAATTCTATTTTAAATCGAAACTCTTGATCTTCAAATTTTTTCAAGTCAATTTCACAAGCATAGAATTCATTTCCATTACGATATTGCGCTATCCGGTTGCTTCCAGATCCTAAATGAGAATCAAACACTTTACCGCGGATATTATATTCTTGAATAAGCCAATCGTAAAGAATTACAGGTTTCTGTGTCTCATGAATTCGCTTCTCGTTCAACTTTTTATTTCCTTGCTGAACTAAAGCCTTTCTAACGTCCTTCCCACAATAAATTCCTTGCATCATACCAGCCCACATATAGTACACAATATCAGTTCTGTTAGAAAAAGATAGCCAAGCAAGTTCGCATCCATATTGATCTGAAAGCCCATTAAGTTTATCCCAGATCAAATAACCACCTTCAAGCCCGTAATAATTACCTCCAAAAATGATTTGATTTTTACTTATCCTTTTTAGTTGTTCAAAATATTCTGATGAAGATTTTTTCATATCCCAATCTGAATGAGCGTAGTCAACGCCTTTTACATATTTTCTATCGCCATTTTTCTGAATCACATATCCGGATTTATCAGATGGTTTACTTGCGCCTATTCCATATTCAATATCACAAACCGCCCAGTCAAAGAACAAATCCGGAACTGTACTCATATATTCTAAACAGTCAATATTTAAAACTGTTGAAATTGGTAGCTTCTCCCTAATATCCTGGGTTAGTTCTTCTAGTGCTTTCATTGTATTTTGTTTTCAGGGTTTGTGATGATATTTTCCATAATACAGTAATCTGTAAGATCCGGTGGGTGGTTGTCGGGATTTTTGAACCTTTCAACATAATCAGAAATCTTCTCCGCTATTCTCTTCTGCTGTTCCTCCTGGATGAGATCGCAGGCAGCGAACATATAAAGGTTGAACTCATCATCCGTCATCAATAATGTGCAATATTGAAATTGCAAATCATCCCAGTCTTTGAATCCTTGACTCTTTGCATACTCATCAAATATGCGTTGCTTCTCTTGGTGACTCATGATTTTGATTTTAATGTTTCCAGATCGGTATTACCTGATGAAAGAAGTTTATATTGTTCGATATTCAGGAAGAATAAAACAGGGATAGTTTTCTCTGTTTGAATGTTAATCAAATCTTTCATTGATGCGCCCATAGTTATATTTGCGCCTTGCTTTACACTTTTTCCTTCAACGAAAGAATCAGCACGTGAAATATCTAAATTGTTTTCTGCCATAAAGGCCATGATTTGTAGTAAATTCATTGTTATATTTTTTAAAATTAGACGTAAAGTGTGTGCGTTCGCTGTTTTTTACGAACTGTTTTTTGTCTTTAAAAGTTTTTTATTTACCGGATAGAATACGGTCCGGTTTCCGTTTATTTTTTCTTGGATTCGTTCATAAAATCAACAAATCCTTGCATGTCATTAAGCTCTTGTTCTCTTGCTATTTTGACTTCATTGTCAGCTTGATTGAATTTTTTCTTACATTTTTTGCAGGTAACCGAATCTTTATCTGCTGAGGAATTTTCATCTATTATGTAAGTACCACAATAACCATAGTCACTGAAACTATAATCATCATTTGGATTTGCAAAAGGATCGTAATGTGTTTTCATAATAATTATTTTAGCAGCTCTGGATTGGAGTGAATGTTGCCGATGACTTCGATAAAACCATGCTTACCAGGTGTAATTCCATCAAAGTACCATTCCTTATATTTTTCACCAAAAATAGATACCATCCACGAATTGCGTTCAAATACTACCTTCGCGATATATGATATGTCATTAAGATATTGATGCAACGTTCTTGGGTCTGATTCTGGTTTACTACCCCAATCCGTATATAGTATTCTAACAATATCTCCCTCGTATATCTCTACTCCGTTTTTGTCCTTTAGTCCGGTGTACTGGCCAACTGTTTCAGAAATCACATCCCAAACACCAATAGGCATTTCATGTGATATAATTTGCATCTTATATCCATCTTGAGACGACTGCCCGTTTTCCCATATTCTATTCTGGCATTTTGTTAAAAACCCATACATCCACTCATCATTATCAACATTTTTTCCGCGAAATTTTATTTCTCTCATGATTCTTTTGTTTTTAGTTTGGTTAGTAATTCTTCTATTTCCTTTCTTGTATCAGTACTTATTTGAAGATAATTTGGAGTTTCTAGGTAAATCTGCTCCAGCATCTCCCTCATTTCCTCTTCATAGTCTGGAACCTCTTATAGCCACCAGTCTACTTCGTCTTTCCAAAATATGACTGCATCCTCATAATTCGGATCAAAAGGCATACAGGCGTCCATTTTAAGGGTTGTTTGCATTGAACAAACGTATTTGCCTTCTTTCTCCGGAAGCCTTTCGCTTACCTTTACTTTTTTATACTTAGTTTTCATTTTTAAAAATTTTGCGTTTTAAATAAAACCCCGACCCGAGAGCCGGGGAAACTTAACCATGAGACCATTATAGGCCTGCTTTAACAATGTTTATTTTGATCTAAGATCTCTCACTTTTCTTACTTGAATAGTCCCAGCCTCGATTGAAGATCTATAAGAGTGCGTTACTTGCATCACCTCGTAGATAGCTTTATCTGTGATATAGTATTCACCTTTTGCTGGAGGTGCCACATAGCATCCACTACCGATAGTTTCTTCTAAATCTGAATCTCTGAAAATGAATTCAGACTCTAATTTTACAACTATTGAAGATTTAAAACTTTCAAGCACATTATGCAACTCTTCTGCAAATTCTTCTTTTGTTTTTAATCCTAATAGATTTAATAAGCTTTCTTTAAATGTGTTCATGTTGTTGAATTTTTAATTGTTGTTAATTTGATTTGACTTTGTAAATATATTACTTTTGTAATATATGATCCAAATAAAATATATACTTTTTGTAATATATTTTTATTTACTACCTTTGTTAAATGAATTTGAAGGATTTTTTAGAAAAGCATTCTATTATTAACATGTCACAACTTGCAAAAGAGATGTGGCCGGAAAATAACAACCCTAGAATTAAGCTTTATAATAAGTTAAATGAGAAAAAAGCCGGATCTGGGATACAAAGAATTACAGAAGATGACATTAAAGAAGCTAAACGCGTTCTCAATAAACTTGCTGATGATATTAAGAAGCTTTAAAGTCTTTTCGTTTAAGTTCTTTATACATCTCCCCTACTGTTTTAATAGGATTTTTAGGTTTCTGAGATTCAACAAAGTCCTTAATCCATTCTGCTTTTGACTTTGCTAAGTTTTCTATTCGCTGTTGGTAATTTTTCTTGAACTCTTCCAACTCGTTAGAATGGGTATTCTTCATCTTGGATTATTCTTTTTTCGTTAGCCGGAGCGTCAAAAGCATCTGAGAGATTTCCTAATGGGACCGGATTCTTATATTCAAACTCTTCTTCGATAGGGTAAAATCTTTGATAATCCCCTCTAAATTTCATTCTTTCAGTGAAAACCGAACCGCCTCTGAACTTCTCAACCATCAATTCAACTTGCCCTTTTGTGTCCGTTTCTGCGCCTTCAGGATCATTATCCCATTTATCTATTTTGTAATATTCTGGACGGAAAAGAAAACCCACAACATCAGCATCTTGTTCAATCGCTCCTGACTCTCTTAAGTCTGCTAATTGAGGTCTTTTTCCAGGTCTTTGTTCTACAGATCTTGATAATTGAGAAAGAGCAACAATCGGCAAATCTAATTCTTGGGCAAGTTGTTTCATTTTTCTGGAAATTGTAGAGATAATTTGCTCTCTATTCTTTCCCTTTTCTAATCCGGCTACCTCAGTGAGCTGAATATAGTCCCAAATGACCATTTTAAGCCCCTTCTCCTTCTTTAAAAGCCTCAGCTTAGCAATTGTCCTATTGAGTTCAAAATTGACGGTTTTTCCCTCTATTATGTAAAGTGGTAAATTTTCAAATATTGAGCACTGATAAATCCTCTGCCAGTCTTGATCTGAAAGTTGACGATCGCGGAACTTAGTTCCATTGATTTCAAGTTCATTCGCCATCTGCCTTTCTTGGAGCTCTATCGCTGACATTTCAAAGCTTACAAAAGCTACCGGATTCCCCTGTTTAGCAATTCCCAATGCTTCGTCAAGAACAAAAGCCGTTTTTCCCATAGCCGGCCTTGCACCTATTACAACTAAAGATCCATTTCTCCATCCGTTCATTCTGAACTGAATATCCCTGTTTTTACATGGAACACCCGGAATAACATTCTGCTTTTGCTGTTCTATTACCTGCTGGAATAAGTCCTGAGCGTTTGGCGTTTCCTGCTGTGCAGCGATTTCTTCTTCAATTTCAAATACCTTTGTTTGTAGTTTAGTGAAAATATCAAGTGTAGATTCTGTATTGTTGTAAGATTCATCAATTAAGTTTCCACAAATATTAATCAGCTTTCTACGTAGATACGATTGCCAAACCGACATAACATGGTATTCCAGGTGAGCAGATGAGCTTACTCCCATTGTAAGATTGATAATGTAATGATCACCTCCGGCAATTGTTAATTTATCTGTTCTCTTAAGCTCCTGTATAACAGTCATCATATCAATTGGCACATCAGACTCTTTTAGTTTTTGAACTACAGAGTAAATTTCTACATGTCTAGGATCGTAAAAAACATCTGAGTTTCGCCCCAGTCTTTTGATACACACATCTATTGCTTTTTTGTCTATTAGCAATGTACCTATGATCAATCTTTCAAAGTCAATTTCACTTGGCGGAAGTCTTCCATTTACTTGTTCCATTTTCCTTCGTTGTTTTTCCATGTTATTAATCTTAGCTTAGTTTCCCAAGTGTCTTGTTTTTGAAATTTCATTTTACCTTTCGTGTCTTTTTCAGACCAATAGTTGAAGAACTTTGTTACAATATCTTTTCCAAATTCTTCTACGTAGTTCTTTAATTCTAAATGAAATTCCTCTTTTGTTATTTTTTTGAAATTTAGGGGAGGAATGGTTCTTTTCCCTTCCTCTTCTACTTCTACTTCTACTTCTACTTCAGGCTGACAACTCGCCCGCGACTTGCCCGCGACTTGCTGACAATTTTCAATTATCACGTTTTCAGGTATTTGCGGAAAACATCTTTTCATACTTCGCAATCTTTGATTAAAATTCAAAATATTTAGAAATGGTTTGTTTTCGGCATCGTAGAGGACGATCAAACCGGATGAAGCTAACTCTTGTAACCATCGGGTAATGTCGGTTTCTCTAATATTCTTCAGCGGGAAACAAAACGCATTTAATAATTTGGGATTTGCGTGATATGATCCGAAGTCATCGGCTTTCATAATCAAACGTGTTAAAAGAACTTCTGCCTGGAAAGAAAGATTATCTACTGGCTCGCTGTCTGTCCAGTCTCGTAAAATTCTTTGTGGCATATCTTCATCCTGAATAAATTAAACTCCTGGGATGATTTCAGAATTAACGATAGCTACTGTATGCCTATTTTCTTCGTTGCTAAAAACTCCTTTGTGCGGACGGTATGATACTATCTCAGTAATAACATGTAACCTCCCTTTGTGATCTCTAAAATCATCACCAACTTTAATTTCTTTTTTGCTCATCAAATCTATACTACTTGTTTCGTCCGGATAATCAAATAGTCTGAAATAATCTGATTTATACATTGGCTTTTTTTTCTTCTCTTCTTCTGAAAGATTAATATAAGCCTCTAGTTTACTGTTTAATGTTTGTGCGTTCATATCTTCTATATAACTTTTGTTACTTAATTTTTTACCAGGCACGGTAAGCCTGTACTTCAGATCCGGACTTTAATACATTCATTCAATTTTTGCCGGATTAAATTTCCACCATGTTTAAACATCACTTCTTACATGGTATTTTTCATGAAGCTTGTAAAACGCAAGCTCTAAATCTGATTATTTCGGCTTCTGTGAAGTAATTTCTTTTGCCAACTTTAATCGGAGTAATATTGTTCACATTTTTATGATACCAAAGATTGTTTCTAGATATTCCAAGCTCTTCAGCAGCTTCTTTAGAATTATACATGTAGTCTTGTTGTTTTTTCTGATATTGCTTGTATATATCTTTTCTTTTAGCCTCACACTCTCCCGGTAATGCTCTACGAACTGGGCGGTTTTGTTTTTTTGCATACTCTAGGGTTGCTGTTGCATCAAGTAGATCTATTTGTTTTGCAACTCTTGAATTTGGAATATATCCTTCAGGAAGAATTTCCTGTCTAAGTCTATTTTTAATTGACTCAATTTCTGGGTTTGTTTTTGGGTTTCTCATTGGAATATTTTTAGTTGTGATACATGGTTTTTAATTCGGTTAATTGAATCATTGTAGTAGTCTTCGTCAAGCTCACAGGCTGTTAACTCAAATCCATAATCGTAACAGGCTATTGCTATACTACCAGATCCTAAATGCGTATCAAGTATTTTATCTCCGTGTTTTGCATATTTATCTAATAGCCAAGTATACAAAGCCACTGGTTTCTGAGTTGGATGAATTTTACCATTAGTATATGCTTCTACTCTGCTAAGTCTAAAGGCTTTACTTGCTTTATCAAAGGATGTCCATGCTAGTTCAAAATCTGCTCCAGTAAAATTTGTTTGTTTTTTATCCCAAATTATGTTGCATCGGGTTGGTGGTAAATCAAAATAGTTACTCCCCCAAATAATTTGATTTTTAGATACTCTGAACAACTCATTAAAATAATCTGTCGATGGAACTTCATCCCATTTAACCGCTTCTAAATTTTTATTAAACCTTCTTTTTTTGGACTTTCCTCCTTCAACAAGTTTTGCACCTAATCCATATGGTGGGTCAACAATAGCTAGATCAAAGTAGTTATCTGGATATCTTGCCATAAGTTCCATGTTATCCTCGTTTGTGATTGTTATTTTTTCGGTTATCTTCATTTTTCTTTTTGTCGTTTTCGATTCTGATTAGTCTTTTTTCGTTCCATTTGAATAGGCCGTTTGCATCACGGCCAGTCCAGTATCCGTCTTTGTCTTTCATAGTTAGAATGGTAAATCGTCATCATCAGAACCTGGGACCAAGTTTTTAACATCGTTTTCAAACTCAAACTCTTTTCCTGATCCCATGTAAACCTTATCTTCCTTAGCCTCCCTTTCTTCTTTAGTCTGCTGAATGTATACAGTATGCGTATTTCCGTATTGATCTGTTTCTTTTCTTTCAGCTACGATAATGTTTAAATATTTACCTTTTTCACCTACGACAATTTTTGATTTATCAATTTTGTCTAATTCAAGTCGTACATTGATTATTTTGCTCATTTTTATTTGTTTTTAAATTAATTGTAAGTGTTTTGCTAAAGTTGTGTTTAGCGAGTTGAGATATTCTCTTGCTAGCAAGATCATAGCTTTAATCTGGTCTATCCTTTTTTCATCTCTGTATATGATAAATTTTTTAATTCGGGCTTCTTTAGGAATATCAGCGTAAGTCATATTTCTGGTTATTTCTTCATCTAAATCTTCCGGAAGCCCATCTATTAAACCTAGTTTCCATCCTATCCTCCTTTTCTCATCTAATATCAAATCAACCGGGGTGTCTACAAGTCCGTATACTAACTTTGCAGATTTAACATTTGGACGAAGGTCCATGTATGCTAATAGTTGATCTTCATAATCTTCGTTAGGCACATCGTCTTCAAACAGCGGAAATGTTGAATAATCCCATGAGCTTTTAAAATCAATAATCTCATCATCCTCTTCAATATCCATTTCACCAGTAAAGAATTCATTTTCATATCTAACTTCGTTTTTAATAAGAAAAGTTCCGTTAACTTCATTATACAAGTTGATATTTTCATCCTCAACTGCGATACCTTTAGTTAGGTATTTATTCTGAACTTCTTTTTTTCTTCCAAAAACCTCTTCTTTAAATATTGATTTTAAATATGTCTTAGCTCCTTCAGATAATACAGGTTTTGCTTTTTGTTTTTTTCTTAGATCAACTAGTGTTTCAAGTTGCTTTTCAGTGATCTTTTGATTTGAATATTTTTCCTCAAGAGCTATTAATGTTTCCGTCTGATTTTGAGTTAAAGGTTTTGGCAATCCCTTCATTAATTTTCCAACTGCATGAGGACGAAACTTATAATTTGAAAAATCACGCACTCTTAACATTTTCTAATTCTTTTTTACGTTCAATTACTAATATTTTATATCTCTGCTGTTGATCCTTTGACATTTTGCCGAATAGTTTGCCAAGCTCTGAAACTTCTTTACATGAATTAATTTCATTTGTTAAGTCTGTATCAATAATTGGTTGCTTTTTTACGATTCTGACCCCTCCAACTACATCACCTTTCATTTTTACTGTAGAGTCAATAAATAGCTCAATTAATAATCCTTTCCAATCCTCTACGAATGACGATCCGGAGAATCCCTTTAATACTGTAGCATTTGTTGCATTTAATACTAGAGGCTTTATATTTTCTTCAAAATATGCGATATTGAAATTGCCCTTCTTCCCTGCTACTGTAGCTCCTAACTCCTGTTTAACTTCCCGTATTTTGAAAACAAGCCTTTTTCCATCTTCCATGTAGTCCTCAAGATCCGCCACTCCTAAGTGGTCAGACTTGTAAACTTTTCTGAAGTGTGTTTTAGATTGTTTTTCCATAATTAATTGATTGTTTTTGAATAGACCGCGTAGTGCTTACTGCCAATCTTTGTTGATGAGGTTTGATAGGTTTTGTTTTTAGCTTTTAGCTCACTGAACCGTCCTGAAATAGTGTGTATTGGAACTCCCAGTATATTTGCGATATCTATTGTGGATCTTTTTCCGTCTACTTCATTTAAAACTTTCTCCCACATTGCTGGAATAGTCTCCTTTACTTTTTTGAATGCGAGTTTGGAATTAGCGTTATTCCGCCCCCGGCTGTAGTCTTGAATATCCATATCTTCATTTTTGCTTTGGTTATTTTACCATTTAAAATTTCCGGCATCTAAGTAAACCTGACAGTGACGCCTTAAAACTGATTTATTTTCAAATGGATTGTTTACTGTCTTGGAATTAATTCCCAAATCTTTATGGCATGCCCTGATTAATCCACGCCATGTAAATTCTTTTGCTGGCTGACCGCAATGCCAATCTCTTTGGGTAAATCGGTGCCACTTTCCGGCTTCAACTTCATATTCTTCGCCGTATTCATCTTTAAAAATCGTTAGTGGAGCATTTGACAACCATAAGTACATTGGTTTCGATTCATCAATTTTACTTTCATCTTCCTTTAATTCTGAATCTCTTGGTATCATGTCTCTGTGCCAATTTGGAATACATGGGTACTGGTTAGGCATTAACATGTGAACTTTAACATCCCATATAAAATCATTAGGATTTTCAGGAAAAGATTTTAATAAATCCGCCAGATCAGGCATTAGTTCTAAGACATCAGTATATTCTCCTTGGATTACTCCGCAATGTTGATTTTTCCAATTTATATTTTCCATGATTATTGATTTGATTGTTTAAACTCTTTGATGAACTCGTTTAAGGCACTTTGCTCCATTTCAGAAAGCTTGTCATGCCCAAGGCGCTTGTAATTGACATACCATATACCATTATGGTTTTCAATTCTTATGGTTACTGAATGTGTCATGGTTATACTTTTTTAAGGGTATGATACTCATCCATTAAATCACAATTAAAAATTATTATCCAAGGATTTTTTTCTTTTATTGCTGTTTTAAGTCTTTCCATCCAAAGAGGATCTTTAATCCCTACCGGTTCAGTTACTATTTGTTTTCTTTCCGATATTGGAAGTTGTAGGTAGTCGGTTAGGTTCATAATCCAAATTTTATTTTAACTACCTCAATGATTGAAATGTATTCCTTAGCATTTTTACCTTCACCATGTGTTTTTCTGACCTCATTCTCAAATTCTTCAATAGAACCGGAAAAGCAACCACAACTAACTTTTATCATATTGTCTTTCTCTTTGAAGAATGTTGTAGTTCTATTTGCAGACCCGAAGTTTTGGAAACAGCAATAATCATTGTTTGATTTTGTCTCAGCATCACCGTACACCCTAGCATCACCGTACACCAAAGCATTACCGTACACCCTAGCATTACCGTACACCAAAGCATTACCGTACACCCTAGCATTACCGTACACCCTAGCATTACCGTACACCAAAGCATTACCGTACACCCTAGCATTACCGTACACCCTAGCATCACCGTACACCCTAGCATCACCGGACACCAAAGCATCACCGTACACCCTAGCATCACCGGACACCCTAGCATCACCGGACACCAAAGCATCACCGTACACCAAAGCATCACCGTACACCCTAGCATCACCGGACACCAAAGCATTACCGGACACCCAAGCATTACCGGACAGACAATCTTCTTTTTCTATCCACCCGCCTAATTCACCTTCGTTTACGTATTTTGAGTTTTTAGTGGCTTTAATTCTGAAAAGCTTAACCCCTAAAAAGTTGATTTTATATTCTTGTGTTAATTCAAAATGTTTTTCCATGATTATTGTTTTTTAAGTAAGTATTCTATTATGTAAATTGTTTGCTGTACAAACCAGCATTTGATAAGAAATAATAAGGTTTTCATGATGCTGTAAAATAATGGTTAAAGGATATTCTACCTCTCTGAATCATTTTTATTCTCAAACTATATTCAGCCTGCTGGCACGCTTCTCTCAGCGTTGATATTCTTTCTCTGAAAAATGATTTACAGCCTTTTCTGTAAGTCTGAAACCATCTTGCAATCATTCGCTTTACCCATTTGTAAGCCGGATTAGTTTTTAAAATAATTGCCTCTTTATCCCCTTCTAAATTGATGAGGTAGTAACTACCATTCTCTATTCTTACTCTCTTAGAGCTTTCCAGCCATATAATACCTGAAATAACATGCTTTCTTAATCTGTGATTGTAGGTCCTCAAAAATTCAAATGATTTAATTTGATAACCAAAGATTGTTTTTTGTAAATTTGCCATGTTGTAATTTTTAACTGTTACACGATTTGACCGAGTCGCTCTGTTACCGCAGTGCGACTCATTTATTTCTAAGCCAATTCTTATATTCTTCTACAGACCATTTATGAAATTTCGTTTGGTTACCTCGTCCGGATCTGCTTTTTTCTGATTTACGAAGAGGACAATCTATATTTCGTAGGTCTTTTTTTATTTTTTCAACACCTATTCCTAGATACTCAGCAACTTCATTAATCTTAGGTTCTTCTATTTCTGACCAAAATGATTTGTTAAAGTATTTTTCGGCCCAACTCTCAGGGACTAGAACATATCCCGCTGGAATTATAAACTCTCCTGTCATGATTGTAGAATTAAGGTTAATTCTTTCTTGCACTTAAGAGCTTCTTTCCTCTTAGCTTCAGCATTATTTATAGCCGCATCAATAAGATTCAAAATACCAACTTCATTACCTTCAGAAACATTATTAGCTCTTCTTTTTACATAGTTCAAAGTAGAAATACTTACGCCTGTTTTAGTGCTTACATTTGCTACATCCTCCTTAGTTGTAAAGTCTCTCAAATAATTGGAAAGTCTTAAACTAATCGGCTGGCCATATTTAAATTTTCCCATACATTATTTTGTTTAAATAAAAATTAGTTTTATCACTGTTTTTTCACATCCAACAAAAAGTTTAACTTTGCGTTGTTGTTTTGTTGAGACAAATATACACCATATTTCGTATTAAACAAATTAATAATGCGCAATTTTTCTCTTTTCACACGAAATATTACGTAACAAGCTGATTATGAACGGAAAAAAATTAAAAGAAATAAGAAAAGAATTAGGATTAACGCAGACGGAACTTGCTAAATTAATAGGCAGGACCACAATGCGTACGGTCCAAAATTGGGAATCGGATAAAAATGCTATTCCTGATTATGTTGATGAATTTTTAAAAAATGAAATACATCAAAGACACACACCGAATTTCGTATCTAATAATAGCAATACAGATTTCAAAAACTTGTCAGTAGACGACAAATTGAATTATTTGTTTAAGCAGAACGAACAAATAATAAAAGAAAATGAAGAACTTAAGGATATGGTTGATGACTTAACTCTGAAAATAGAGATCTCTTTAGCTCCAATTTTAAGACATTTTAAACTTAATGCTGATAGTAAAGAAAAAAATAACAATAAAAGCTCAATTAATTAAAACCTAATTGAGCTATTTTTATTCCTAATCTAAATTTGTCAAGATTTAAATTTATAGAAATTGATTCCGCTAGAATTAATTTTTGTTCATAGTTTAAATTGGAATATCGTACTTGTCTAAGTAGCAAGAAGTTATTTTCGATATATTCTCCATATTCAATTAAACCTTTATCAAAAAATTCTTCGTTCCTATAATGTAGTTGTCTAATAAAACCTCTTTGTTCTCTACTAATCTTTTCCATTGGTTTTATTATTTTGTTTATAAATTCTTTCAATTGTTCTAAACTGAATTTCATCTTCAAGTTTTAAATCCTGTAAATGATTCACAAATCTATATAAAACATAAGCCCCAGGTATCATCATAAGTATCATTCCTAATCTATGGGGCCATTCTGGTTCGAATTTAATCCCTAAAACAAATTGACATACATATAATGAAGAGCAGTAAATCGATGCAAATAATGGAAAATAGAAAAGTAATTCGTAAGCCTTCATAAACTTTCCTATGATAACTATTATTGTAGTGTAATAAAGAGACAAGAGCCAATAGTCGTTTCTAAGATAACCTCCAATAGTATTTTGGTATCCAGCAAAGGCAGGATTGAATATAACTATAATATTATCAAGAAAAGGCAAAAAACCCGATATTATAACTAATATCGAGCCTACAATTTTCCAAAAAGTCAATTTGCTTTTATCTGTGCGGCGGTGTAATTGTTGTGGGGTCTCCTCCATCTGTTGTTGGTAATTCATTTCCACCTGCAGAATCTAAAACTCTAATTGTATCTGACTTTATATCGAACTCATTAGATTCAGAATTCTGAATGATGGGGTTTAACTTTAAATTTTCTTGCTTGATAGTTTTTTCTGGAGCTGGGGTGATATTTTCATCCCTATCTCCGGAACATGAATAAAGTAATGCAGCTACTACGGCTACTACGGCTGTCAAAATAATTAGCTTTGTCTTCATAATAAAAATTAGTTTTTATAATTCGACTTAAAATTACTAATAATTTCAATCAATATAATAGACTAAATCACATTTCCATGAATTGCGAATATAGTATTTTATATCAAATCACAATGAATTATTTTTAAATATTTTTCACTTTAAACCATTTCTAAATAAGCATTACGGGTTACCGTAAAATCGAAAATAATTTATATTTTTATATTTGTAAAAAATAATCATGAAAAAAATATTATTACTTTTTATAGTCAATATATCTTTTTTTAGCAATAGCTCAAGAATCTGCTTTTGTTATTTCGAATAAACAAGTAGCCTGGCAAAGAATATATGAATCAACAAAAACTCTAACAGAAGTAAAGAATATACTTTTATCGACTGGTAAAATTAAATTTACCGGAGAAGACACAAATACTTTAACTGGTGATATTTCTGATTTCATTATGGATTTTAAAGGCGCGGGATACACTAAAATGGGCACTCCTACGTATCTGGCAAATAGTTCTAAATTTTCAGGCAATTTTAAAATTGAATTTAAAGAAGGAAAATACAGAGCCACTGTTACAAATATAAACTCTAAAGGGAATAGAACAACGCTGTATTATGGCGGAATTTCAATTGGAGATAATGGAGAAAATACTCTTGAAGAATTTGCTCTAACAAATGATAGAGAGTATTTCAAAGGAATATTCGAAGGAAGAGCATCAAGAATCATAAATTATTCTTTCGCACAACTTTTTGATGTATCTAAATATTCAAAAACAGATGACAACTGGTAA